ATTTTTGTATTTGAGCATAGTTTATTGGCGAAGATAGATCGTTATCTTAATCTTGTAGATAAGTTTATCGGCGATATGTTGGCGTGGTGGGTGAAAGGAATGGAGGTTGTAGCGTTTGCCCACAATGCTAAAAGTCGATTATTGTCGCAATGGAGTGCGATTTTTGGTTGTTTTGAGCAACTCAATGCCTTATTTGAATTAAACCAAAATGTAAATACTTTACCTGTCGGGGTTAGTAAGTCAGATTTTCAAAAGCAGGGGGTGCAGGCATTGCAACTTTTTTATGATGTGATTTTAGCTCAATCGAAAACACATCAATTTAATACTACGCTAGGGGTAAAAGCGGAATTTAATGAGCTAATGCGTGATATTGATAAGGTGTTAAATATCCCGCGTCTGTTAGTTACAGGACAACATCAACGAATTACCTCTGCATCTCAGTTTTTTGCAATGCAAAAAAATGGTCGGTCAGCGATAAAATCTCGTTTATCGGTAGATGATGTGAAAAATCTAAACTGTGCATTGCATTTAATTAGTTGTAACGTTTTGGCTAAGACGACTGCTAATATTATTGAAACCTACGCCGAAAATTTAACACCAACCGAAATTGAGTATATCACTCAACAGACAAGACTTTTGATGTTGAAGACGCTTAATTTTGTGCGTGAATTACAACATCTTAAACGGACTGCAGAAAACGCTGCTGAACCTAATAATGGGCTTTATACCGCTTCTTATGTGTTGGCAGAAGGTTTACGAAATATGGCGAGTGAATTAATGCAGATAGCTGTCACGACGATTAATCAGAAACCGCCATTAATTGTGAAAGAAGTCGCTTTTAATGGGACTTTACAACAGGTTGCTCACGATTTTTATCGGGATTATCGTCGTAGTAGTGAGTTATTACGGCTTAATCCGCAAATCCGTCAGCCAAATTGGATCGAAGCAGGAACCCTATTAAATTGTTATTCGGAGTAAGACGATGATTGAAAATGAGGTTGTGGTTGAGATAGATGGCAAGCAACATAAAAACTGGAAAAGCTACAATATTGATAGTGATTTTTTAATTCCTGCGGATAGCTTTTCATTTGATTTAGGCAAATCCAGTGAAATGCAGGTATTGCCGAATTTTGCAGGTAAAACCGCCGTAGTCAAAATTAATGGTGAGACAGTTTTAACAGGTATTGTTGATAATACGCAACATCAGATCAGTAAGAGTGGGCGTTATTATGCCATTAATGGGCGAGATAGGGCTTCAATTTTATTGGATTGTTCTGCTCCTATTACGAATGTGAAAGGCTTAACAGTATTTGATGCGATTAAGAAAATTGTAGAGCCGTTGGGGATTAAACAGGTTGGGTTACGAGCAGAAAATAATCCTACTCTGGATAAAATTGATATTGATATTAGCGAAACAGCGTGGGAAGCAATTATGCGTTGTGCTAATTCTGCTGGGTTGCATTGTTGGTTTGAGTCTAATGGGACGTTAATTGTAGGTGGTGCAGATTATTCTACCCCACCAGTAGCAACCCTCTATGTTAGAGCCAATGATAGCAGTCGCAATAATTTTAATGAGGCAAGTTTGACCTTTGATGTGTCGCAAAGCTATTCGGAAGTGACGTTTTTAGGACAGAAGCACGGCCGTGATAGCGATAGTGCAAAACACGATTTTAAGTGGGTTTATAAAAATCCTGAGTTGCAGATTTATAAACCTAAAACAGTGGTGTTAAGTGATGTAGAAAATCTGGAAGCCCTTAAAAAACAAGCTAAAAAACAGATTAGTGATTGGCAGTTGGAAACCTTTGATTTAACTGTAACTGTCCCCGACCATAAAACTGCAAGCGGTCAGTTATGGCAAGCTGGGCAACGGGTTCACGTTATTTGTGAAGAGTATGAGATAGATGCGATTTTCTTTTTAATGGGACGGCGTTTTATGCTTTCTAGGGCAGGTGGCACGCAGACAGAGCTTCGATTTAAACAAGATGGCATTTGGACTCCTGATGCTTATAAGGCAAAAGCTGAACAAGCTCGTAAGCGTAAGGGGAGAAAGGGGAAAGGACGGAAAGCGGAAAAAGAGCTGGTCGGCTCGTGGGAGTTAGAAAAATGAGAAAATTAGCACAACAGGCAAGGCAACGTATTAACAATGCTCAAAATTCGGTACGTTCTGCTTTTAGGGGGGTGTTAAATTTAGTGAAAAGTACTCCGCAAATTCAACTTTCACAGGTGTCTGGCTTGGCAGATGAAACATTGCAAGATGTTGAGCTGATGCAACATTTTGGATTGACATCTGTTCCACCAGCAGGCACTCAAGCGGTTGTTATTCCGCTTGGGGGTAAAACCACACACGGCATTATTGTTGCGACCGAAAATGGCTCTTTTCGGGTAAAAGGCTTAAAAAATGGTGAAACGGCAATTTATGATGCCAGTGGCTCAACGATTATTTTAAAAAACGGCAGATTAATTGAAGTGGATTGTGATGTTTTTAAGGTTAAATGTAAAAGCTACGAGGTGGACGCAACAAGTGGGGCGAGTTTTAAAACACCTAAATTAGAAACAAATCAGGTCTTTACTGCTCAAGGACAAATTAATGGCAATGGTGGTATGACGGTGCAAGGCGGTAATGGAGCGAGCTTTAGCGGTGATGTTACGCAGACAGATGGTAGTTTTAGTACTGATGGTGATGTAACTGCAGGTAGCATATCCCTTAAAACCCACACTCATCAAAACGACGGCAGAGGGCAACCTGTGGCGTAATTCGTACAAGCGGTCTTATTTTGCAAAAAATGTACAAAAAACAGACCGCTTGTGTGGAAGTGCTTCCTCGTCATTTCTCTTCTCGCTCTCGGTATCCTATCAATATGGACAGAGAGATCAGCCCGCTTACTCGGGACTACACAAGTAAGAACATAAATACACTACAAAATGCGGTGTATATCAGATTAACCACTCCTTTAGGCTCGTGGTGGGCAGATGGGCGTGTAGGCTCTCTGCTCCATCTTATTAAACGTGAGAAAGATTTAAGTCGTGTTGGTTTGTTGGCTCAGCAGTACGCAGAAGAAGCATTGCAACCCTTATTAGACGACAAACGAGCAAAATCAATCACGGTAACGCATCATCAAGTACGAGATGGTTCAATTTTGTTAGAAATTGAGGTTATTGATAATCGTGGTGATGCTTTTAAGTTTGAGCATAGCGTAAAACTAATTTAAATGGGGTTTAAATGTTTATTACACCAACTTTAGACGAAATCCGCCAAGCGATTTTAAGAGATGTAGTATCTCTTAATCCATACGCTGATGTTTCGGTTGATTCTGATAACTATGCTCGTGCAAGTAGTTTGGCAGCTACCGCAGAGGGGCTTTATGCTCATCAAAAATGGGTAATTAAGCAGTTCTTTCCTGATACTGCTGATACAGAATTTTTAGAGAAACACGCTGCTTTGCGTGGTATTTATCGCCGACAAGCAACTTATGCCAGCGGATTTGGTGCTGAAGTTTTTGGTAATACTGGAGCTGTAATTGAAGCTGGTAAACAGATAATGGCTTCGGACGGTCGGTTTTATGAAGTGATTGAACCTGCTCAGATTACTCAATCCTCTGTAGTGGTTAAAGTCAAAGCACTTTCAACTGGAGCAGGTCAAAATATTATTCAACCTGTTAATGCGAATTTTATGTCTGCCCCTGTTGGGGTACAGACGGCTTGTGTATTGCGTGAGATTGTGGGCGGAACAGATGAAGAAAGTGATAGCTCATTGTTAGAACGTTTGCTTAATCGCATCAGACGACCGTCTGCTGGTGGGAATAAATACGACTATAAGGAATGGGCGTTAAATGTTGATGGGGTTGAAGCTGCATTTGTCTATCCTTTGCGACGAGGATTAGGAACCGTTGATATTGCAATCATCAGTAATAATGATTTGCCAAGTGATGAAACCGTTGCTCGTACACAAGCCTATATTGATGAAGTTCGTCCTGTTACGGCTAAAGAGTCAAAAGTCATTAAACCAATAGCTAGACGAACGGACTTTAATATCAAGGTGAAATTGAGTGGTGTGGATTTAGTCACCATTAAAGCAGAAATTGAGTCCGCATTAGGTAATTATTTTAATCAATTAAGCCCTGCAGATAGCTTGATTGTATCGCAGTGTGAAGCGATTGTGAGTGACTTGATTGGGGTTGTTGATCGTCGAATTATTTCGCCAAGCTCTAATTTACAAGCGAATACTGTGCCAAATGTTGAATGGTTTAGGTTAGGGCGAGTTACAGTGGAGTTAATGCAATGAGCTTACACGCAAATGTTCTAAAAACGCTTTATCCTCCAGTTTCCTATGATATTAATGGTGAGCAGTTTGTTGCTCAATGTGAGGTTGATGGACGATGTTTTGACCTGTTACAACAAAGTGCAGAAAGAATGCTCAATGCAGTTACCCCAGATACATCTCGTGAGATGTTGGCAGATTGGGAAAGGGTTTGTGGGATAAGTACTGATCTTTCTAAATCGTATTCGAGTAGAGTCAATAAAGTCATTCTGACATTAAATGCGGTTGGGGGGCTTTCTATGCCTTATTTTATACAGTTAGCGAAGTCTATTGGCTATACCATTGAAATTAAAGAGTTTTCTCATTTGCAAAACGATTTACCCGATGCAGGCGATATTCCGATTCAAAATTCCCCGAGAGAACATTTGGGGTATATGTGGCGGGTTACAGTAACAAATGGCGATAACAATATTACTCGTTTTCGGGCTGGGCAATCTGTGGCAGGAGAACGATTAACGGATTTTGGCGACCGAATTTTAGAAGAATTTTTTACAGATTTAAAACCTGCTCACACCTATTGCTATTTCGCATACATTTAAAGGTATTAAGAAATGAAAACAAAACTTCCAAATATTGAATCCAATACAGGCAAATTTATTGATGGTAACCCTGCAACAGGAACATTGGGGACTATTGTAACAGCTAAATGGCTAAACGAGGTCCAAGAACGTATTCAAGATCACTTTGAAGAATTTAAGAACGTATTACTTTTGGCAAATATGCAACCTATTGCAGGAAGAAGTAATCAAGTTGCAGACGCTATTAAGTTTTATATTGGAAGTCTCAATGCCAGCCCAACCCAAAAGGGCTTGGTGCAACTCGCCAATAACTTAACCACCAATGATGCTACAAAGGCGTTGACGGCAGCACAGGGAAAAATCTTAAAAGATGAGATTGATAGGATTGAGATTGGGGGGCGGAATTTAATTAAAAATTCTCGTCTATTAAACGACACTACCCACTGGAATGTAATTGGTGGAAGAGATGTTAGAAATGGAATCGCAGTTTTAAAAAGTTTAGATACATCGAGACAATGGTGCTGGAGACAAACTTTTGATTTGCCTGAGAAGCAATATACATTTAGTGCTGAGGTCAAACCCGAAAGAACTGCGTTTTATCTCCATCTGTACAATGGGAAGAGCTGGGTTAATTTTCATGCAAGAAATTTGACTCCAGGCATATGGCAAAAAATATCGATTACCTTTGTTAGTGCGATAAGAAACATTTCATTCATTAATCCAGGTGAAGGACTTATAGAATTACAAAATCCTATGCTTGTCGAAGGCAATAGAGCTATGACTTGGGCTCCAGCGCCCGAAGATTTAACCGAAGAAGCGCTTAATAGTGCCCGTCAAAACTATGTTGCCAAAGCTGGGGACACAATGACTGGTCCATTGAATATTAACCACGCGAATTCGTATCTCAGAGGAAAGAACAACGGCGTTGATGACTGGTTTGTTGGACGAGTCAGAAATAATGATAACGATGTTGCACTGGTATCCTACCAGTATAACACAGGTATACACCTCAAGTCCGACAGAGTTGAATCGAACAAACCTATCTATCGAGGCAATCACCTCGTGTTTGACGAAGGAAATTTGCTTCCCGTTCGACAGATTGATTTGCGTTCTATTGCTAATGGGCAAATATCTTTCCAAGATGCTACGCCTGCGCAGTTACCGCTTGGAGCTTTCGTGGGGCTATCTAAAAAATCTCACTTGAATGGTGCGGGCGATGGCTGGATGATGATTAACAAAGGCTGGCCAGATAACTCAGGAGTATTTGCTTGCAATCGTATTGGTATTTCGGGCGATAGAATACGCTTCCAAACTGCAAATAATCTTAATGCTTGGGGGAATATCATTGAGCTGGCCAATCTCAGTGATTTTATCTATCAAAAAATCGGCAACTTCGAAATTCGCAAATACCCTGATGGGATGATGATTCAAACCTATTTTTATGATGTAAATGATTTGAAAGAATGGGGAGAAAAGCAATTTACTTGGGCTGTCGCTTTTGCTGATAAACCTATGGTGATACCTAAA